CTAGCTATCCCCCGATTTTGGGCGTGGTGCAGTTATTGGTGCAGTTAAAAGTCGATGCGCGGGGATTCTGGCGTCTGCGATCGACTGCATTTCGGGCGGTGCGTGGTGGCCGTAGGTGGATTCGATTGTCTTAACCGACACGTTCGTAAACCCGGAAACGTCATGGTAGGACCAGCCCGCCTGCACCAGCCAGGTTATGGCCGTGTGCTTCAAGGTATGGGGCGTCACGTCAGGGCCGAGTCCCGCTTCCTCGCATGCGGCCCTGAATGATTTTTTTATGTCGGAGACCGGCCTGCCGTTCTTTCTGGAAATCAGTCTGCCGGTTTCACCAATCCGCTGGAGGCGGGCGCGAAGGATGGGGCGCAGGCGATGATAGATCCGCGCCCTTGGGCGTCGCTTGTTGGTTTCCGCTTGGCCGTCTTCCCGGAAGTCGATGCGCATACGTTCCAGGTCGATCTTGTGCCCCTGTAGGGTAAGCAGCGCGACTTTGCGCGGGGCGTGGTACAGGCTCACCAGGATGAACAGTGGCAGGTAGGATTTCGACTGCTGCGACTTCCTGGCCGCCCTAATCAGCCGCGCGGCTTCATCGCGGGTCAACCATCGTTCTTTGGCCGGTGGCTTTGCTGGCTTCCAGCAGGTGACAGGGTGGGTCGTCCTGGCCGTAGAAAAGGCGTGCCGCGCGGCAGCGTGAAGGACTTCAATCTCTCTGCGTATGGTGCCGTCGCCAACACCATCGGCGGCGCGCCGGGCACGGTACATGCGCGCCGATCCGTCGTGAACGTCGTCCAGTGTCTTGTTTCCCCAGAATGGCAGAAGGCGATCAACGGCATAGGCGACACGGGCCGGGTCCTTAACGTCCCCGGAGTCGACGTGTTCTTCCATGTACCAGGTGAGCGCGTCCGCTATCTCGACGGACGCAGGGGGACGACGGCCCCCGGTGGGTTGTTCGTTCTGGACGATGAAGTCTGCGAGCGTTCTTTCAGCCGCTTTGCGGTCGCGCTGGCCCGTCGAATACGTGCGTCGCTGTCCGCGTTCGAACCATTGGATGACGTAGCAGTCGCGGTCCGCGCGCCATTTGAGGTATGGCCCCCTGTTCCTGCGCGACATGGCGGTTTTTCCTTCGTCACGGTTTGCGCTTCCAAATAATCGGTAACGGCGGTCGGTCCGAATATCAAATACCGTCCGGCCACCTTGGCGCAATTGATATGTCCGGCGGCGCATATCGCCAGGACCGATCGTCGCCCGCACCGCAGAACGGCGGCCACTTCTTCCACGGTGGCCAGCTGCGGCAGGCTTTCGATGCGGGGCGGCGTCGTCATCGGTCAGGCCTTCGGGTATTCGTCCCAGGTGCGGCCATCGAGTTCACGGCCTGCCGATTTTCTGCCCCATTGCTTGAACAGGAATGCGGTGCCGGTGCCTGCGCACTGGTCGCGCAGGGACCGCGCCCAATCGGGGTCCATGGGGCGGGCCTTTGGGCCGGATTCCCCGCCCGCAATGACCCAATCAAGTGCCGGCAGCCCGCCTGGTTCGTCTCGGCAAAGTGCCGCCTCGATATGGTCCAGGGCATCGATGTGCCATGTGTCGCCAGGGCCGATGACATTGACGATATCCGAAAGGTCAACGGGGCCGAGCAGCGGTTCGCAGCTGACGAAGCGCACGGCGGCGGGCGTGGCCAGAAGATCCGGCACGCGCAGATCCGCGCGGCGCTGGTCCTCCACCGATACGCCAAGCCAGACATTGGACAGGGGCCACGGCCAGGATTCCCCGCCTTCGAACGCATAAGCCTGCAGCACGTTCAGGGCGGCGCGGAGAAGTCGGTTTCGCCAATCGTCCTGCAGCCCGTTGATATAGGCGCGCATTCTGTCGCTGCGTTTGGTCAGGACCTGGAAGGTATGCCGGCGGGCAATCATCATAACTGCGAACACCCGGTCAATCTGCGCATCGGACAGGCCGTCGTGGAACAGGTCCGACATGGAATTTACGAAGATGCGGCGCGGCCTGCGCCACCGCAAAGGCTGGGTCAGGGCGGCATCGTCCAGGCGAACCGTGCCGTTCCAGACCGGCCCGGCCTTGCCGGGGGTGGTCAGGGCCTTGTACTTCGCCCCGGTGCCGCCGCCCATGGATTCCAGGCGGGCGGCCATCCGCATCGCATAGCAGTTTGTGCAGCCGGGCGTGATCACGGAACAGCCGACCGTGGGGTTCCAGGTCGCGTCGGTCCATTCAATGCCGCTTTTGTCTCCCATGCGGCACCTATAGGAACCATATCCAAACCGGCCAGGTGAAGCCGGTTACGAAGGCAACCACCAGATAGATGCCGATCGCGATGCCCCCAATCAGATTCCAACTCATGGCACGGTGTCCTTTCTATTCGGCGGGGTGCGCTGCGCCCTGGCGGCGCAGGGCCTGGCCGGCGGCGGTCGGTCGCCATACGGGTTTGTGCGGCAGGCTCTTTGGGTCCGACATGTCGGGATAGGCCAGCCCCCGGTCCTGCAGGGCGCAGCAGGATCTTTCGACATTGCTGGCCGCGATCGGCAGGGCGCGCAGCTGCGCAATCATGGTTTCGGTCAGTTTCTTGGGCATTGGTTGCCGTTCCTTCCTGTTGACCGGTTGTCGCGGGCGCATGTTTGTTCTATCGGTGTTCGCGTGAGCGATTACACCCTTGGCGAACTTCACGAAGCGCGATGTTGGGTCCATGTGACCTATGCTTGCGGTCGCGAAGTCTTTATCGACGCGGCATTGCTGGCCCTTAAATTCTGGTCCGTCACGCCGCTGCGGAATATCCGTAACAGGTTCGTCTGCGCCGATTGTCGCGCCAAGGTCGCCGATGTCTGGATACTTCCAATGTACGACGAACACTGGCGGCGGCTGGTGTATCCGGGCATGGAGGAAGACGCGCCGAGCAGGCATTGCCTCAATCCTTTGTCGCCGGATTGAGGGACGGTTCGCACTGGCGGGTACAGTGTCCATCGTTGTCGCAGAGGTCGCATTCCTCGCGGTCACTTATGCGCCTTGTTCTATTGCTGCGATTCTCCAAACCAAGAGCCGTAGCCATTTTGTCTGCCATGTCATAATTGCGCCTGGCTTTCTCGTGGTCGGGTTTTGCGGTGTGCAGATCGCCATACCATCGGAACATTCTTTCAGCTTCCGATACGGCGGCACGTAAGCGTTCTATCTCTGCCAATTTTTCGGGTTGCCGCGCTCTTTCCAGTTCAATTTCCAGGCGCAGTTCGTCCTGTCGGCACCTGGACTTGATCGCATTTTCGATGATGCTCATTAGCGTTCGCCTTCGTCTTGTTCCAAAGTCCTTTCCTTGGGTAGCTGGGCGGGCCGGAACCGGTCTCGGTCCGCTTCGGAAATCGCGAACTGGAGATCATCGCGAAGCTTGACGCGCCCGCAGTCCGCGCATTTTTCGTGACACCCGGACGGGGTGCGGTGATAGGTGGTCGGGCCGTGGCCTCGGGCGGCGCATAGCAGGCGCTTGAACATGGTCAGGACTCCTTGCTGTCGCGCTGGTCGACCGCTAGTTCGCGGTTCTGGATTTCGCGGTCCAGGTACCATCGGGCCTTTTTCAGGTCCTCCAGGGCGTTGTCCTTGCGGTCGGTGCGGGCGATGTACTTGGCGACGTTCCCCAGGTTGAAACCCAGCCCCCATGCCTCAATGACCTTTATGGCCTCATAGGGGTTGTTGGCCCCGCCGTAGTGGTCAGGGTGGTTCACCGGGTCGTGTTGGGGTTTCCGTCGTTCGGCCAGCCAGTCGCGGCCAATCCATTCGGGGTGCCCGATTTCCTGGAGCGCCTCTTCGATCGATACCAGGCGGTGGAGCCGAAACGCCTTGTCGTGTGGGTTCGGCGGTTTGCCCGCCACCATGATTGCCAAGCAATTGACCGGCAGTTCCTTTCTGTCGGAAGGATGCCAGCCATCGATGATCTGATTGCACCCGTAAGCTTCGGCGATGGCTTCGGCGTTGTGAGATTTCCCACTGGCGGCGGGGCCGTGCAATATGGTGGCCATTTCAGGACTCCTTGTTGGGGGCGGGTTCGAACAGCGGCAGCGGGGCTGGCCCGGCGTCTTGCGCCGGGCGCGCGGCGTCGGGTGACGGGCGGCCCCATTTGCGCATCCAGGGCAGCGGTGCCGCCGGGGCGGTGTCCGGGGCGGGGTGCCATTGGAAGAAACCCAGCGCGCCATTGGCCGCGATCGGCGGGACGTGTTCCTGGTCGGTCAGGACCAGGCCGCGCGGCCCCATCCACCAGGGGCTGTCGCTGTCCCGGACGATGGCGGACACGGTGGCCGCGCCGATGATCGCGCCGCGCAGCAGCAGATCCGGCAGCGGGCAATCGATGCCCATGGCGGCCATGAAGTCTCGGGCGTCCTCGTATTCGTCGCGGGTCATGCCCTTGGCCGCGTGAATGGCGATGCGCTGCGGCTTCATGCCGTGGCGCACGGCGGCGGCGCTGCGGTTCTCAATATCCTTGCCGGCATGGCATATGGCCCAGGCCCATGGCTGCCGGACGGACAGGGCGATGCGGGGAATGTTAGGCATCCCAGACCGCCCCCAGGGCGTCGAATGCCTTTTGGGCGTCCCCGTCGTCGTCATAGTGGATGGACAACAGGCCTTCATCGGGCGAACAATCGACGGTACCTGCCGGGGCGAATAGCGGGCGCATGCGGGCGTTCTCTGCGCGCAGGTCCTCCACTTCCGATTTCAGGCGACTGATTTCCGTCAACAGCAACTCGCGGCAGCGGTGTTCCTGGTGGGCGATATAGAACCCAAAACTGCGGCGGTGTTCGGACGGGTGAATGTCAAAGCCGCAGTGTCCGCACTTCGTCATTGCCGCTGTTCCTTCTGCTGCCGGTTCCAGGCTTCCCGGATGCGGCGGTGGGCATCCTTGCGGACCCGGTTGTCGCGCAGCCAGTCGTCCAGCATCTGGCACAGGGCGGTGAACCCGCCCTTGCGGCGCTTGCCCCGCCAGTCCATGGCGAAGTCGTACAGTTCGGTGCCGCGCTGCTGGCGGCGCTTGTGGAACTTCGACCGGCAGGTGCCGCCGCAGAATTCCTGGTCCTCGCGGCGCGGGTAATAGGGGTTGCCGCATTCCTTGCAGAAATCGACCGGGCGCGGCGGGATGCCCTTTGGCACCAGCGGCGCGGCGGCGGATTGCTTTCTGGCCGATCGGGCGGCGGGCTTGCGGGTTTCGGTTTCGCGGGGCGCGGCGTGCATGGCTGCGGGTCCTTCCGTCAGAACGGGATTTCGTCGTCCAGATCGGCGCTGTAGTCGCGCCGCTGGTCCGGGCCTGGGTCGGTGGTGCGGGTGGTGCCGTAGGCGTCGCCATCCTCCGCCGGGGGCGGGCCGTTGCCGCGCCCGGAGAGCATTTCAAGGTTGCCGTTGTAGGGCTGCAAAACCACTTCCGTGGTGTAGCGGTCCTGTCCGTCCTGGCCCTGCCATTTGCGCGTTGCGAGTTGCCCTTCGACCAGGACCTTCTGGCCGCCCTTGACATATTGTTCCACCACGTCCGCCAGGCGTTCATTGAACACCACGACGCGATGCCATTCGGTGCGCTGGCGGCGTTCCCCGGTCTCGCGGTCCTTCCAGGACTCGTTCGTGGCCAGGGAAAAACTGGCGACTTTCTTGCCTGCCGTGGTCTGCCGGATTTCGGGGTCCTTCCCCAGGTTGCCGACCAGAATCACCTTGTTCAATGAACCGGACATGTTGGGTCCTCCAGGTTCGGATTAGAGCCGGGCCAGTTTTTCGGACAGGCTTGTGCGGATTTCGGCCTCGCGTTCCAGGGTTTCGCGGTAGACGTCCATGTCCATGCGGTCCTCGATCGCTTCCACCACGATCTGCCGCAGCACGCGGGGCGGGATGGCTTCGGCCTGGGTGGTCATGCCGGAAAACGCCCGCCGGTCCGACCGCTTCGGCGGGGCGGTGGGCAGGTTCATGCGGCGCACCTGGTCGGGGGTGACGGCAAGCCGGGTAACGGTCACGTCTCCACCGAAATGGGAAACGAAGGCCTGCAGGTCTTCGTCCAGGCTGTTGCACATGTGAACCCCGGACGGGTCGTGGTCTCCGATATGGAGAATTTCCACGGCGGGCAGTTCCGAGACTTCCTTGGCCAGGTTGTGCTTGGTGGTCACGCTGTCGAAACCGCCGCTGGACAGGACCGTGACGCCATAGTCTTCGCAGTAGCGGGCCAACTGCGGCAACATGCCGGATGCTTCGCACCACACCATGATGTGGGTGTCCTGGTCTTCCTGGCGATGCAGCCGGAACCGGCTGCTGTAGCTGCGGAAGGTGTCAAGGATAGCGTCTTCGCTTTCCCATCCGTGCGGGTCTTCGCGCCGCAGGCCGTCGTCCCGGATATCGCCCATGTCAATCCAGCGGGCGCGGCGGGCGCGGTTCATGTTCTCGCAAAGACGCTGATAGGCCTGTTCGGTCTTTTCGAACCCGAAGCCGGACACCAGCATGTAGAAGATCTGCCGCAGGGTCAGGGGCAGGATATCGCTGTTCTGGTCCAGGATGGTCTGAACATTGTCGATCAGGTCCCTGGTGTGTGCCTGGGGGGACCAGTTGGCAATGAAGCCGCGCGGGCGGGTGTGAGGCTTCGCCATCGGTCAGCCCCCGCGTTTGTCGTGCGGCAGGTAGCGGTTCAGCCGGTCGAGCCATTCTTCCATGGCCTTCGGCCAAGGCCAGGGCTTGATCCGCATCGGGGCGGGGTCGGGCAGGGCATCCCAGGGCAGGTGTGCCGGGGCCATCACGTCGCGGCGTTCCGTGGCCAGCATGACCAGATCCGCCTGCTTGACTATCCTGTCGCCCTGGTGATCGTCGATCGGTTCGCCTGCGGCGGTGTAGATGGCGCAGGTGTTCACGTATTCCATATACGCGGCCATGTCCGCCTCGTTCAGGACCTTCAAGGCCATTTTCACCGGGTAAATGGTGTCGCCCGTCACGGCTTCGTGCGCGTCGTGCAGCAGGCCGCGCAGGCGCAGGTTCGGCGGCAGGATATCCGCCACGTGGCAGCAGTGCTGCGCGACGCTGTAGAAATGCGTGCAGTGTCCGTTGAAACGGCAGATCTTCGCCAGGCTTTCCGCGAAGTCGGGCCAGTGGACATGTTCCGGGGCAGGCTGCAGCAGGGACCAGGCGCGGCCCGATGCCATCTGCATCCAGGGCGCGGCGATTTCCGGCGTAGCGGTGTGAGGGGCGGTCGTCATGTCAGGCCCCCAGCAGTCGGATGGCAATGCCAAGGGTGGCGGCGGCGGTTCCCAGAACCATCCAGCCAAGGGGGGTCAGCTGGTTGAACAGCCGCGTGAACGGTCGCAGCAGGTGTCGGCGGTGCATCAAACGGTCCTTTCCTTTTGGGATTTCAAGTCCGCCTTGATCCAGTTCTTGGCGGCGGTGGTCATGCGGCGCAGGTTTTCCGGCGTGCGGTAGCCGAACCACCGGCGGACGGCTTCCAGGAGTTGCTGTTCCTCCTGGGTCAGTCGATTGCCGCCGGTGGTCCCCATGGGTCAGGCTTCCGGCGTGCCGTAGAACAACGGCAGTTCGGTTTCCGTCCCGGCCCGTTCGCACGCCTCCGAAAAGGCATGGTCCTGAATCAGATCCGGGCGGTGCATCGTGAAGTGCCAGGCGATCCTGCCGGTGCGGGCGCGGTAGCGCAGGCGGACCGGGACGCGGTACAGCGGGCCGTTGTGAAAGACCGGGATGGCCAGCAGGAACAGGTTGGGCACCTTGATCGGGCGGCCTTCGGCGTCCTGGTGTTCGGATTCGAACTGGATCTGGACTTCGCCTGTCGCGGTGTTGACCACTTCCTTCATTTTCTGCTGGTCGTGGATGCGCAGGCCCTTGGACAGTTCCATAAGCTTCGAAGGGCCGCAGACCTTGCCGCCGATCTTCTCCACCATGTCCCGCAGTCCGGCGTCGCTGTCGGTAAGTTCGGCGGGCTTGCCCTTCGCGCCGGCGGCGTTCGGGTCCGTTCCTTCGGTCAGGAAGGCGGGCGGGTGCATCACGTCGATGATGCGGTCTTCCAGGAATTCGGCGAATTCCATCTGTTCCATGGCTTCGCCGTCCACGTTCCGCCACGCCTGCCATTCATCGGAAAGCGGGAAGCTGTAACGGGCGCGGTGCTGGCCAAAGCGCGGGTCGGATTCGTGGCCGGCGCGGTGATAGTCCAGTACCGCCTGGATGGCGGGGGCCGCCCGGTCGTCCTTGGCGAACAGGGCGGAGTCGCTGTCCTTGAAGCGGTTCACGTGCTGGATAAGGCTGTCCAGATCGGTGAAATCCGCGTTGCCCTTGCGGCGTTCCGGCTTGGCGCGGTAGGGATCGAGGAATTCCTTCACGCCCCGTGCGGACAGGCCGCCGTTGCCGTCAGGAAGAATCAGGACCTGCGTTTCCGCCTGCCCTTCCTGGCCCTTGACGGTCAGGACGTGCGGTCTGTAGAGGTCCTGAACGATATCCGCTACGGCGCGGGCCTCGCTGGACTTCTGGGGGGTGGTGTCGTCGTGGTTCATGGTTGCGTTTCCTGCTGGTGGAGGCGATCGCGGACCGGGTTGCCGCTGGCGGCTTTCAGGCCTTGGGGAACCTGGGGCGGTTGGCTACCGGTCCACCGCCCATCCTCGCGACCCTGGTTGGGTCAGGTCTTGCGGACCTGGCCCGCTTCGCCGGCGGTCGCGACTTCGCGCACGCCGAACAAGTGCATCTGTTTCGGGTTCTGCGGGGTGAAGCGGTTGTCCTGGGTGCCCCAGACCACCGTCTTGCCGCGCGGCGGCGTGGGCAGTTTGACCGCGTAGTCGCCCCGGATTTCGAACACGCCCTTGTCCAGGGTGAAATCGATTGTCAGCGTCATCTTGCCCTTGGGCTTGCCGCCGAAATCGAGGGCGTGATTTGCCATTGCGGCGTTGATCTTCTGCAGGGCATCGGACAGTTCGCCGTGCAGTTCCCCGTCCTCCATCATCTGGATGAACTGGCCGAAGGTGTAGGCCGTGGGCAGGGCGCGGCCATCCGCCGCCAAGGATTCGGAATCGGTCATGCGACACTCCATTGTTTAAGAAAGCGCCAGGCCGTCCGGCGCTGGCTGGCCGTGGCCGTGGGAGAGGCCAGCAGGGCGCGGGCCTCTGCGCGGCAGCGGGTTATGACGGCGGCGGGGATTGCCATGGGTTACCGTCCTGCCTGTTCGGCAGCTACGATCGCGTCCCAGGCTTCATGCAGCTTGGCGCGGGCCTCTGCGACTTTCTCCGAAAGGTCGGGATAGCCAAGGTCCTGAAACCGCCGCGCCGCGTCGTTCAGGGCGGTGTGCATCTGGCTGAAAGTTTCGTGACGAAACGGGAAATGAACGGCGGGGATATCGCGTAGCGTCATGGTCAAACTTCCCCGCCCATAAGGGTTGCGGCCCGTGCGCCGGCGGCGTCGCGGTGGCGGTCGATTTCCTGGGGGGTGAAGCCGCGCCCGATCAAATCCTGACGGGTGACGGTGCCGTTTTCCTTCGCCACTTCGGCCATGGTGTCGGCCATCTTGGACACGCGGGCGGCGTCGCGGTTGCGGTGCTGGGTCATGTGCAAAATTGCCTCCTTTGTCTATGGCGACCCAAGGTAAGCGCAAAAATGCGCGTTCGTAAAGCGCAAAAATGCGCACCACTTTTGAATGACCGTAAACACGCGGTTTGCTAGGCTTCGTCCTATTGGTTCGGTCTATGGCAAGGTTCGTCCAATGGGTGTGCTAAAAGCCGCGTTCGGCACCTTTGGGGGGCTGGTCCTGTTTTTCATCGGCCTGCCGGCCCTGGTGATTCTGGTTGTCATGGTGCGCGCGGAACTGCGCGACGCGCCCGGCGGGCATGCCGATCGGGGCGCGGTTGTCGGGTCGGTCTATGAGCCGGAGATCCGCGCGGCGGCGGCGCAGGCCGATGCGGTGGTGCAGCTGCGCAAGGTGCAGCGGGCGCTGGCCGCGCGGGGATACGATCCGGGGCCGGCGGATGGCCGCCTCACGGACCGGACGCAGGCGGCCATTCGGGCGTTTGAGCGTGACAACGGATTAACCGAAACCGGCCAGCCGGGGCTGCGGGTCTCGGTTCTGTTGTCTCTGGACTAGACGGGGTCAGGTTCTCGGGCGCGGCTTCCGGGTCCGAACCCGGTAATCGGCCACCACGACGGCCACAATCTGAATTGTGTTGGACTGGTTTATGTCGCCGGCGTCATTGGCGGGGTGGGCGGCTGGCGGCAGTTCGATCGGGGCCTGGTGTTCGGGGTGATCGGATCGCGGCCATAGCCAGACCGCGCCGTCACCGGTATGGCGCATTTCCTTGACCGTCGCTTCCACTTCGCCGGATTCCCACCGCTGCACGATCACGTGGTCGCCGTCGTCCAGGGCATGGTCATAATCCATGATCGGGACGCATACCAGTATGGTGCCTTCGGGATAGACCAGGTTCATGGACGGGCCGTTGACCTTCAATCCGAAATAGGACCGGTGGCCGTCCGGGCGGGGCAGGGTGATTTTCTGCCAGTCGTCCACCGGCCATTCCATCGCGGCGGCCCAATGGCCCGCCTGGACCGCGCCGCGCACATGCAGCGATATCATGTTGGCGGTTGCCGGTTCCAGGGCCTGCGGGGCGGTGCGGAAATATTCGATCTGTTTGCGGATCGTGTCCGGCCCCGGCGGTTCCTTGTCCAGGTGGCGGCGTACCGCGTCGTCCACCTTAGTCATGGTTTTCAGGCTGATTGTGTGTCCCACGTCCTGGTTGAGAAACCGGTTGAGGGTGGACGGTGCCACACCCGCCTCATGGGCAAGGCGGGTCGATGGCCAGCCCGTGATTTCCAGGGCCTTGTGCAGGCGCTGGCGGGCGGCTTCCTGGGTCGTATCCATGCGGTTATCCGACATGCGCGCAATATTGCACGCGGCTGGAGTTGGGCAAAGGCGCAATAATGCGCTTGAATAAAGCGCAAAAATGCGCATTCTTACGATGTGTAATCACAATTGACCGGAGTCGATACGGATGGCCGCCAAAGCGTTTGCCCGATGGCTGCAGGAGAATGATTTGTCCCCCACGGCATTCGCCAGGGCAAACGGCATCCCCCATTCCACCATTCTGCGGATCATCGAAGAGGACCGCGCCCCCAGCCCCGCCGTGGCGCAGAAGATCCTGGAGGCGACAAAGGGGGCGGTCACTCCCAATGACTTTTACGATCTGAGCGCCTATGCGCCGGGCGGTGCATGATGCGGGCATCAATCGCTTTCCGGTCTCTGCTGCGCGGCCTGCTGGTGCCGGTGCCCGTCCCGGCATACCGCATCGAAAAGGGCAAGGTCGCTTGCCATCCGGGCCGCACGCGGGTGGTTCGGGTCGGCCCGCAGCTGCTGGTGCAGGCTGGCGGCCAGGTCGTTCAGTCGCTGTTCTCTTGTAATCATGCCGAGAATGTATGCGCGCCGTGGCAGTCCCGCCATGCAACGATCGCCGGGGGTGTTGTATGAGCGCCCGGCATCTTCCCGCCCGCGACTATGACGCCATCAAGGCCGCATTCCGTCGCCTGGTGCGGACCTGTGGCGGCCCGGCGCAGGCGGCGGATATCACCCGCAGCGACAAGGCGCGGCTTTCCCGCTACGGCGCGCCCGATGAAAGCATGAACGCCCCCGTCGACGTGGTGGCGGATCTGGAGGCCGAATCCGGCAAGCCGGAAGTGACCCGCGTTCTGGCGGATCTGTCCGGCTATCTGTTGATCCCGCAACCGCCGCAGCATGGCGACCCGGTCTGGATTGAGCATCTGGGGGCCTTGGGCAAAGAGGCGGGTGAAGCGATCGCACGGCTTTCGCAGGCGCTGTCGAATGGCGGCACCATCACGGCGGAAGAGGTCCGGGACCTGGAACTGATCCGCGAAGTAAGCGAAGCCATGGAAGTCCTGGCCCGTATCAAGCACGCGCTGCAGGAAGTCGAGCGGGGGGCGGAAAGATGATTGCGCCCCTGCGTATGGAAGTGCGCGTCGAGACCGACGGGTTGTGCGACGCGATTGCCGACCTGTCCGCGGCGCTGGATGCCGTCGGCGGGGGTGCCCCGAATGTCTTGGTCGATCGCCTGTCGGATGTTCTGAGTATTGACCTGATTCAGGGGCAACTGTGGGAGTTGCGGACCTTCCTTCGCGATGGCGCTGTCGTGGTTCGATATGAGCCGGGCGCGTCCTTTCGCGAAATGCTGGCCTTGTGCCGTGCCAGGCAATGGGGTCGCGCCCGTATCCTGGCCGATGAATGGGCGGAATGGGCAGTCGGTGAAGGGTATAGGGTTGCCGGGGGTGCCATATGACCGCGCCCCGCACCCCGCTGCCGAACCGGCGGCTGCAGCAAAGCCAGGCCGTCGAATGGAACGGCAAGGAATGGGTATTTTCGGTCGGGTTCGATCCCGCCGGCACCGTGCGCGAAGTCTTCGTTAAGGGACCGAAAGCCGGCAGCGCCATGGATGCGATCATGGACGATGCCAGCGTGCTGGTGTCGCTGCTGCTGCAGGCCGGTTATGCGCTGGCCGAAGTGCTGCCCCATCTGGGGCGGGAAGGGGGCATCCCGTCCGCCCCGCCGGCGTCGCCTATCGGTTTCGTCGTCCAGGTGGCGTCCGAAATCGAGGCGGCGGAAGGGGCCGGGGTCCGCGCCCTGTTCGACGTTTCCTCCCACCTGACCGGGCGTGGCAGCAATCCCGCCGCGCCCGGTTCCTTTTCGGAGGGTGCGGGCGGTGGGCGATAAACAGTTCCTGGACAATGTGCGATCGCGGACACGGCTGGTCGACCTGATCGCCAGGGACGTGGTGCTGAAACAGAAGGGGCGCGGCGACTGGTGGGGCTGCTGCCCATTTCACGGGGAAAAAACCGCCTCTTTCCACGTCGATGAAAACAAGGGCTTCGCGCATTGCTTCGGTTGCGGATGGCATGGCGATGCCTTCGGCTGGCTTACCGACTATCACGGCATGACTTTCCCGGAGGCCGTCGAGGAATTGGCCGTCCAGGCGGGGCTGCAGGCCGATCGGGAAGGGCGGAAGCGCCCGGAAGCCAAGCCGGTGCAGCGCGAAACGGCGAAGGACCGCGCGCAATCCGATGCGAAGAAATTGGCGCGGGCGCGGGAAATATGGTCCGAAAGCCTGCCGGTCGCGCATAGCCTGGTCGAAACCTATCTGTGGTCGCGGAACATCCGCGTCGAACGCCTGCCGGGCTGGCCGGTGCCGACCCTGCGGTATCATCCGAACCTTGCCTATTGGCTGCCGCCCAAACGCAAGGGGGATAGCCCCCAGCTGCTGGGCAGGTGGCCAGCCATGGTCGCCTATGTCCAGCGGCCCGACCGAAGTTTCGCGGGCGTTCACCAGACCTGGCTGCGGTCCGATGGTACCGGCAAGGCCCCGGTGCCGAAGGCCAAGAAAATGCTGGGGCGTGTGTTCGGCGGCCATCTGCGCCTATGCCCGGCGGCGGCGGCCATGGGTGTCGCGGAAGGCATCGAAACATCCCTGTCCGTCATGCTTGCCACCGGCCTGCCGGTATGGGCGGCGCTGTCCGAAGGCAATCTCGGTGCGGCCCTGCCGCCGGTCTGCCGCACCGTCACGATCTGCGCCGATAACGATACCAAGGACAAGGCCACCACCGACCACCGGATCGGCAGCGCGACGGCGGGTCATGCCAGCCGCTGCTGCCGCGTCAGCGTCGCGCGCCCGCCGGACGGTATGGATTTTAACGATTTGCTGGGGGCGGTCGCCTGATGACCCATATTCGCGCGGATCTGGAATCGGTGCTGGTCGCGGACCTGTTCTGTGGTGCCGGCGGCAGTTCCACGGGGGCCGAGCGGGCGCTGCGGCAGATGGGCCGGCGCATGGTCCTGACTTGTGTCAATCACTGGCCGGTCGCCATCGAAACCCACCAGTTGAACCACCCGGATGCGCGGCACTATTGCATGGACCTGGAGGCGGCCAAGCCGGAAGACCTGGTCCCGGAAGGCCGCCTCGATTTGCTTATGGCTTCCCCCACCTGCACCTATCACAGTAACGCGCGGGGCGGCAGGCCGACGTCCGACCAGCAACGCATGGACCCGTGGCACGTGGTGCGGTGGTGTACCACGCTACGGGTCGACCGGCTGCTGGTGGAGAACGTCCCGGAGTTTGCAAATTGGGGGCCGGTCGATCCGCGCACAGGCCGTCCGATCAAGGCGCGGCGTGGGGAGTATTTCCGCGCATGGGTGGCCGCACTGCAGGCCATCGGCTTTGATATCGACTGGCGTATCGTCAACGCGGCGGATTATGGCGACGCCACCACGCGGCGGCGGTTCTTTCTTATAGGTCGATCGGATGGGGTGCTGGCCGCCGCCTGCTGGCCGGCCCCTTCCCATGCGCCGGCAGACCGGGCGGAAATGCTGGGCCTGGCCCCGTGGCGTCCGGCGCGGGAAATTCTGGACTGGAGTATCCAGGGGCAAAGCATATTTGAGCGCAAACGCCCCTTGGCCGCGAATACGTTGCGGCGGATTGCGGCGGGACTTGCCAGGCATGGCGGCGATTTCGCCACGCCCTTCCTGGTCATCCTGCGAAACCATTGCGATGCCTTGGGCATTGATGTGCCGCTGCCGTCCATCACCGCAAAGGGCACCCATATTGGTCTCGCGCAACCGGAGTTGCGGCCCTTCGTCCTGGGGCAACAATCCTGTGCGGCGGCCCGGCAGGTTGGCGACCCGTTGCCGACGATTTCGACGGCGGGGGCCATTTCGCTGATAGAGCCGATTTTGGTGCAGACCGACCAGACCGGCGGGCGCGGCAGCTACACAAGAACGGTCCAGGACCCAATCCCCACCGTTGTCACAAAGCGAAACCTGGCCTTAGCGGAACCATTCCTGGCCCCATACTACGGCAGCGGTTCGGGCCAGACCGGCAAGTCGGTGTCCGAACCCATGGACACGGTGACCGCCAAGGCGCGGTTCAGCCTGATTGAGCCGATCGTCGCGGCGGCGGGAACGGTGGATTGCGACCGCATGGTCATAGTGAACGGCAAGCCGCACCTGCTGGATATCCGGTTTCGCATGATCAAGAACCATGAATTGGCGCGGGCGACCGGCTTTTCGGATGCCGAGGCCGAGTACGAATTCGTGGGCAACCAGACCGAGATTACAAAGCAGATCGGCAATGCCGTCCCTGTCGGAACAAGTACGGCCCTGGTGCGCGCGCTGTTCCGGGAAAGGCGCGCGGCATGAACAAGGCGCTGGACAAGTTCGTCCCGACTTATGAATGCGACCCTGCGGGCGTATCGTTGATACTCGGGGACTGCCTGGAGGTCCTGGCCGCGATGGAAGATGGCAGCGTCGACCACGTGTTCACCGACCCGCCATATGAAGCCCATATGCACAATGCCAAGAAAGGCGCGCGGGGGCGGAGAATTCGCAATGATGGGCACGTCTCGCCTAAACCACTCGATTTTGAATCTATCGAGGGGGTGAGGGAATCCGTTGCTCGGGAAATCGTGCGGATCTGCAGCGGTTGGGCGTTGGTTTTCTGTACACCAGAAGGTGTCGCGCCGTGGCGAGACGCGCTGGAAGAGGCGGGGGCGAAATACAAACGTGCCTGCGTTTGGGTGAAGCCGGACTCCGCGCCGCAGTTTAACGGCCAATGCCCCGCTATGGGCGCGGAAATGTTCGTGGCGGCATGGTGCGGTAAGGGGCATAGCCGGTGGAACGGTGGCGGACGACGTAATGTGTTTGTCCATCATTGTCGGTCGCCGCATCGGGACGGTAGGCACCCTACCGAGAAGCCGCTGGGGCTTATGGCCGAGCTTACGGCGCTGTTCTCCAATCCAGGTGACCTTATTTGCGACCCGTTCATGGGCAGCGGTTCCACGGGGTTGGCGGCGCGCGGAGCGGGCAGGCGTTTCTTGGGTGTTGAGATATCCCCGGACTATTTCGAGGTCGCGCGGGACCGCATGACCCGTCCCGACCTGTGGGTCTCTGCACCGCCACAAATCCAAGAGGTTCTATTTTGAACGCGACCGGGGAGAACGCCCTGCGGGGCGATGGGGCCGTTTCCGCACCACGGGGTGCGGGCCATGGGGGCGATGTAATCCAGCGAGCATTAAACGCGAAGCGTTCGAACGCTTCCGAAAACAGGCCGCATTTCGATGCCGGGGGCCGGTTTCTGCATTTCTGTCAGTTCCCCGGCTGCGCTGCCTGGGGCGCGTTCGGGGTCGGTTTCCGCCCGCCGGAAACGGGCACGTGGTTCTGCGGCGCGCATCTGGAAGAGGGCCGCCGAATGCTGGCCGAACGGAAAAGCGGCGCGGCGCGTCCTGCCCTTCCGGCGGCGGCACCCAGGAAACAACCGGAACAGGGGCGCTTGTTTTGAGTAGCGATTTCGATACGGACCAGGGCGGCGCGTCGCGCGGGGAACAGGCCATCCGCGACGCCTTTGCCGCGTCACAGATCCTGAGTTTCCCAGGCGGCGGGGGTGAGGATATCAACCTGCACCTGGCGGACAAGGAACGGAACGATGTGGGCAACGCGGAACGCTTCCTGGCCCGCCATGGGCAGGACCTGCTCTATGTCCGAGACGTCGGCTGGCATGTCTGGAGCGGCACGCATTGGGCGCGGACCGGGGCGGACGAAGCGGTCAAACAGAAGGCGCACGCCACCGCGCGCAGCGTCGCGGAGGAAGTGGACGCGATGCAAGGCGCGGCCCCGCCCGACCATGTGTCCGCCGCCGATTGGAAGGACAAGCAGGCCGAACTGCTGAAATGGTCGGTCGCGTCGGGAAACAGCACCCGGTTGCGGGCGATGGTGGAAGAGGCCGCGCCCTATCTGTCCGTGCCGCCGGATATGCTGGATGCGGACCCGCTGCTGCTGAATCTGGCGAACGGCACGCTGCGCTTGGCCGATGCCTGCGAAGATTTGCGGCCCCATTCGCGGGGAGATCGTCTGGGCAAAATCATCAATGTGACCTTCGACCCGGCGGCCACCTGTCCGCAGTTCGACGCCTTCATGGCGAGGGTGCAGCCGGATGCGGATCTGCGGCGCTTCCTCCAGGTGTGGTCCGGCTACTGCCTGACCGGCCTTACCGGGGAACAGAAACTGATTTTCAACTATGGCGAAGGCGGCAACGGCAAGTCGGTATTCATTGACCTGGTGGCCAAGATCATGGGGCCGTATGCGGCCAGCCTGCCGTTCGCGTCTCTGCTGCGCGACGATCGCAAGCGCGGGTCCGAGGCCACACCCGACCTGGCCCGCCTGCCGGGCGCGCGGCTGGTCAGGGCGTCGGAACCGGAGTCGGGCGCGCGCTTTGCCGAGGCCACCATCAAGGCGATTACCGGCGGCGAAGAGATTACGGTCCGGCACCTGAACCAAGGCTTTTTCGACTTCGTGCCGCAATTCAAGATCACCCTGTCGGGAAACCATAAGCCGTCCATTCGCGGCCAGGACCGGGGCATTTGGCGGCGCTTTCTGCTGGTGCCGTGGGAAGAGAACATCCCGGATGACGAACAGGACAAGGACCTGCCGGCCAAGCTTTGGCGGGAACGGTCGGGCGTCCTGAACTGGATGCTGGACGGGGTGCGGATCTGGCTGGAACAGGGGCTTGTAATCCCCGACCGCATCCGCGCGGCAACCGACGAATACAAGTCGGATAGCGACCCGCTTGGGCGGTTCATCGCGGAATGCATCGAGGCCGCGCCGGGTACGAACATCCAGGCCCGGACCATGTACAACGCCTTTGCCGCCTGGTGCCGGTCCAATGCCATCAAACCATGGTCCGAGACTGCCTTCGGGCGGGCGCTGCCGGAGCGGGGAATCGAGAAATCGGACGGGCGCATTCGCGTCTACATGAACGTCCGCCTGGTCGATGTGCCGGAAGACGATGCGGAACCGCCGCCGGCCAATGGCCCGGAGGACTACCGGTGAACCCTCGCAACCCTCGCCAACACTCGCACCGAATACCGCAAGAAAATCAGTGCCTTGTGAGGGTGTCGAGGGTTGCGAGGGTTGTTCAGCCGCTGTCGGGCGGGTGAGCGCGCACACGGGATTGAGTGAAACAACTATCGCAACCCTCGCAATGGAGGCGTAACTTGTTGAAATATAGCGATAATGCCGGGGCCAGACCGTCGCACGGAACTGTCGCGAACCCTCGCAACCCTCGCAAAGCGGTGGATGTGGAAGAAATCTTGCGCTGGACCTACCAGGATCAGGCGGCGGACACGGTAACGGCGCGGGTCGTGTCGGGTCTGTATCCTGCCGGATGCCGCAGCAATCTGCTGACCGTGCAGCGCAACGGGCAACTGGGGACCCAGATTGATTGCAGCGGCAATGACTGGCAGGGCGGGAACGATCTGCACCCGGATGCCGAGACGGTGCATGATGCGGTGTGCTGCCTGTCGCCGCTGGAAATCGGTCTGGTCATTCACCACGCCAAGACGGCGGGGCGACCCGACTGTATGGCGGGCAAGACGCCGCGCCCGGTGCCGGTGCTGCGCGGCAACGGCAAGCCGCTGATCGAATACCACGACGCAGCCGGGCGCAGGCCGTCGCATTGCGTGCTGCGGTATGACCCGGAACCCGGACACGTGGAATTCCTGCGCGAGACCTATCTGGTCTGGTGGGGGGCGCTGGCAATCCTGTCCACCCGGCTGGACCTGGAAGACACGATCGTGACCGGACCGGACGCGCCCCGGATGCCGTGGCAGAACAAACCCCGTTGACGCGCGGGAAAAAGTTTGACATGGTTTCAGCCATCCACGAACAGGCCCGCGATCGGAACACCCGGCGCGGGCCTTCGTCTTTCCGACTTCCCACCCTGTCGCGCGGCCTGCCGCCTGGCCGGTCGCGGGTCCTTCCCCCACCCCAAGGTACGCGGGTGGCGCGGGCGCGGAAATTCGGTAGTTTTTCGATTTTCAAACACGGTTGACTGCGGTTGACCCGGTTGACTTTTGCGGCTGCGCAGGTTGACCGGGACCGGAGGGGCGCGCGCATGGATGAAATGGTCGGGGCCGGTCGGATAGAGTGGCGGCCTGTCGCGGATCTGGTGCCCTATGCCCGCAACGCCCGGACGCATTCCGAATCGCAGGTGGCGGTCTTGGCGGCCAGCATCGGGCGCTACGGTTTCAACAATCCGGTCCTGGTGGACCAGGACGGCGGAATCATTGCGGGGCATGGCCGCGTTCTGGCGGCCAAGCGCCTGGGATTGGATGTGGTGCCGGTGGTGCCGCTGGCCCATCTGAGCGCGGACGAAAAGCGCGCTTACATTCTGGCGGACAACAAGACGGCGGAGTTGGCCGGCTGGGACAAGGTTCTGCTGGCCGAAGAGTTGCGCGACCTGGACGGGCTGGACTTTGATCTGGTCGGGCTGGGCTGGTCCGACAAGGAACTGGACAAGCTTCTGGGGGATGTATCCAGGAACGCGGCATCCGACGATGGCGGCAAGGATCTGGATGCAGCACCCGAAGCCGCGTCCGATCCGACAACGCGGAAAGGCGACCTTTGGGTCATGGGGGACCACCTGGTCCTGTGTGGCGATAGTGCAAGCGATCGTGACGCGGCGCGGGTGCTGGCCGGGGGTCGCGCGGACGTGCTGCTGTCCGACCCGCCTTACTGCAGCGGGGGGTTCCAGGAAAGCGGGCGGAGTGCCGGGGGTATCGGGCGGCGTGCCGCTGGTGCTACTGGTATCAAGATTGCGAACGACGCGCTGTCGACCCGTGGCTACCAGGCGCTAATCGGCAATGTGCTGCGGAACTTCCCGGCGCGGGTCGCGCATGTGTTCACCGATTGGCGGATGTGGTCCTACCTGTTCGATGTCATGGAATCGGCGGGGTACAACGTCAAATCCATGGTGGTCTGGGACAAGGGGTCGGCAGGTCTGGGTAATGGATGGCGGGCGCAGCACGAACTGGTTATGTGCGGCGTGGGTGGTGCCGGCTACAAGTTCGATGTGAAGGCCGGCAGCGGCAATGTTCTGAAGTGCAAGCGCACGCGGAACGAACTGCACCCGACCCAGAAGCCGGTCGAACTAATGGAACAAATCCTGGATGTGGTCCCGGATTGCCACGTCGTGGCGGAACCATTCGGCGGGTCCGGGTCCACCCTGATTGCCTGCGAGACGCGGGGGCGCGCCGCGCGGGTTATCGAACTGGAACCAAAGTTTGTCGATGTGATCGTGCGCCGCTGGCAGGACCTGACAGGGCAGCCCGCGATCCTGGAGGCCACGGGGCAGTCCTTCGGGGATGTGGAGCGGGAGCGGCGCGACAAGGCAGCGTGAGGTGAAACATGATTGGTACGCAGGCGGAATACGCCCGGCATATCGGTGTCACCAAACAAGCCGTTGGCAAGATGGTCAAAGAGGGCCGAATCCCAATCAGGCCCGACCGCAAAATCGACTTTGCGGAGGCTGATTTCGCGCGGGCGCAGAACGGCGACCCGGCGCGGCAGCAGGCAGGCCAGGCCCCGACGTCTACTGAATTGCCGCCGCCGGACGATGCCGGGGATGTGCCGCATTCCGGGTCTGGAAAAGTCACATACAACGCGGCGCGCACTGTCCGGGAAGGATATGCGGCGAAGCTGGCCAAGCTGGAATATGAAAAGCAGCTGGGCCAGGTCCTGCCACGGCAGGAAGTGGAGGACGCCATGGTCGCGTCTGGCCGCCGTATTCGCCAGGGGCTGGATGGCATCGTCACGTGGTCAGAAGAGTTGGACGCGGCGGCGCGGAATGGCGGCGCGGATGCCGTCCGGGCGCTTCTTAAGGAAAAGGTGCGCGGGCTTGAAACCATGATTGTGGATAGCTTGAACCTGCTGGCGGACGATGGCTAAGACAACAAGCACATTGGCGGCGATCGCGGCGGCGCTGGCCGTTGGCATCGCGCCGGACCCTGTTATCGAGCCGGCGGCGTGGGCGTCGGATAACCTGGTCGTGGCGGATGGGCCGCAGGCCGGGCACCGGTGGTCGGCGGATCTGACACCCTATGTGGTGGAGATCCTGAATAACCTGGCCGCCGAAAGTCCGCACAACCGGGTGAGTGTCCGCAAATCGGCACAAACAGGACTGACCGAAGCAGGTATCGCCTGGGTCGGGTCGGTCATAGACAAGACACCCGCCAAGATGATGGTCGTGTTTCCGACCATCAACGCGGTGCAGGACTTCAACCGGGAAAAGCTTACGCCCACAATTGAGGCTTCGGAGTCCTTGCGCCGGAAGGTGTGGCAGCACCGCAGCCGATCGGCGGGGGCTTCCACGGCGCTGCATAAGCGGTTTCAGGGTGGGTCGCTGACGCTGACTGGCGCGAACAGCGCGTCCGATCTGCGGTCGAAAACGGTCAAGTATCTGTTCTGCGATGAGGTGGACGAATGGCCGCTGGACCTGGACGGCCAGGGCGATCCGATGGAAATGGCGAAGGCGCGTCAAACGGCCTTCCACGCCACGGGGGACTACAAGCTTTTTGAGGCGTCCACCCCGACAATCAAGGGGCAGTCCCGCATCGACCACGCCTTCGAGGAAGGCGACCAGCGGTTCTGGCAGGTGCCCTGCCCGCATTGTGGTGAGTTCCAGCGGCTGGTGTTTGGCGGGAAGGACGCCAAGCACGGTCTGAAATTTTCAACCGACTGGCCGTATCAGGCACACTATGTTTGCGCCCATTGCGGCGCGGTCATCGAACACCACGAAAAGCGCGCGATGGTTCGGGCGGGTAAATGGGTCCCGGACAATCCGGGGCCGGGCCGGCATCCGAGTTACCATATCGATGCGCTGGTGTCCCTGCTGACAACCTGGGACAAGGTAGCGGAAGCGTTCATCAAATCCAGGGACGACGTGGGCAAACTAAAGGCCTTCGTAAACCTGTGGCTTGGGGAAGCATGGGAAGAACGCGGGGACGCGCCGGAATGGCAGCGCCTTTATTCCCGGCGCGCCGACTATCCGATGCGGGCCATTCCGCCGGGCGGTCTGGTGCTGACCCTGGCGTCGGACGTTCAGGCCGATGGCCTGTACTACGAAACGGTCGCCTGGGGTGCCATGGAGGTCAACTGGTCAGTGGATTGGGGCTTCCTGCCGGGGGATACGGCGGACCCTGCGTCTCAGGCCTGGCGGGCTTTCGAGGCGGTGGTGCAGCGCACTTACCCGGATGCTTTCGGAAACCGGCGGCCCATCGATCTGGTGGGGGTGGATTCCGGGTTCAATACCGACGCGGTCTATGCCTTCGTCCGCCGGCACGTGAATGTGTTGGCCCTGAAAGGAATGGACGGTTGGGGCAAGGCGGCGATCGGCACCGCGTCCGACCAGGACGTCAACTGGAAGGGCAAGAAAAAGCGGCGCGGTCTGAAAGTGTGGCAGGTCGGAACGTGGTCGCTGAAATCCAAACTGTACGCGGATCTGCGCAAGGATGGATTGCGCGACGGCGCAGCGCATGATCCGCCGGGCTATTGCCATTTCTCGGAGTTCCACGACGACGGCTACTTCAAGCAGTTGACGGCAGAAATTCTGAAAGAGGTCAATCGCAAGGGCCGGCAGGTTCGCGAATGGGTCTCGGTCGGGCCGAACCATCTGCACGATTGCCGCATCTACAACATGGCCCTGGCTGCGCACCCGCTGCTTGGCCTGCCGCATCTGACCATGGATGACTGGCTGGAGATCGCGGCGGAACGGAACGCGCTGCCCGGTAAGGGTCAGGCGGATATGGAAGCTTTGTGGGTCGGGCTGCAGAAACCGGATGCGGCAGCGCCGGCGGAAGACATGGAAGCTGTAACCGAAACCGGAGACGACGACGCGGCGGAACGGCGCGACGATCAAGGCTCCAATGACTGGCTTGGCGGGCGCGGTAGCGACTGGCTGGGCAGGGGATAGCCATGGCCATTTCACAGTCCGACGTGGACAACCTGGAAGCCGCCCTAATGACCGGCACACTTAGTGTCGAAGTGGACGGCAGGAAAGTGACTTACCGGGGGGTGGGGGAACTAAAGGCCGCGCTGGGTTATGCGCGGGACCAGATTGCCGCCGCGTCCGGCGGGGTCAACCGCCAGTCCTTCGCCAGCTTCTCCAAGGATTGATCGCCATGAAAGTGACCTGGGTAGACCGCGCCCTTGCGGGCGTGTGGCCGTCCTATGCCATGCGTCGTCTGTCCGCCCGCGCAACCATGGACGAAGTGTCAGGGGTTCTGCGGAAATACGACGCAGCGCGGCTGAACCGGCGCACCGATGGATGGAAGGCGACGGGGGCGGATGCGAATGCCGAAATCGGCCCTGACCTTGCGGTCCTTCGCAACCGGTCGCGGGAACTGGTGCGGAACAACCCCTATGCCGCCAAGGCCATTCGCGTCCTGGCCAGCAAGATCTGGGGCACGGGCATCATGCCACGGGTGTCCCACCCGGATGAAAAGGTGCGAAAGCTTGCCAAGGATCAATGGAAGGCGTTTGTCGATTCCTGCGACCCGGAGGGGATGACCAATTTTTACGGCATCGGCAAGCAGGCGGTGCGGGCTGTCTGTGAATCGGGAGAGGCGCTAATTCAGTACCTGCCGCGCCCGGCGAACTGGAAAATGGATATTCCCCTGCAGGTCCGGGTGTTGGAGCCGGATTATGTGGACCTGGGAAAGACCGGCCCGACCAGTTCCGGCGGGCTGATCATCCAGGGCGTTGAATACGATGCTGCGGGGCGTCGGGTAGCCTACTGGCTGTTTGACCAGCACCCCGGCGCGGGGGTCTCTTCCATCCGCCGCCACTACACGTCGCAACGTGTGTCGGCGGATTTCGTTCAGCCGGTGTTTGACGTTCTGCGGGCCGGACAGGTCCACGGTGTGCCGTTCCTGGCACCGGCAGCCATGAAGCTGCGCGACATTGACGAACTGGACGAGGCGCGCCTGGTCAAAAAGAAAATCGAGGCGTGTTTCGTCGCGTTTGTGAAAACCAGCGGCGATCCTCAAAGCGGCATATTGGGTAAGGGCAAAAAGGACGGGGAAGGCCGGCGCATCGAACAACTGGCCCCCGGCATGATCAACTACTTGCGCGCCGACGAAGATGTCCAGTTCGGCAACCCGTCCGGGTCGGAAGGGGATGTCGATTACCTGATACAGCAGTTGCATGCCGTGGCGGCGGGCGCGGGGATTACCTATGCGCAGCTGACCGGTGATCTGCGGCAGGCCAATTATTCCAGCCTGCGGGCGGGCAACCTGGACCTTTGGGGGCTGGTCGATGACTGGCAGCAGTTCATGGTGGTGCCGCAGTTCTGCCAATCCACGTGGCGGCGGGTCGACTCGCTGCTGCAGGCGATGGGGAAGCGCGGGGAATCGCTTGCCCGTGCCGCGATCTGGCAGCCCCCGGAACGTCCAATGATTGACCCTGACAAGGACGGTCGTGCGATCGACCAGGCCATTCGGTCCGGGCGGAAGACGCTGGACCAGGCCATCGCGGCAACGGGGCGTGACCCGGAGGAACACCTGGAAGAAATCGCGGCAAGCAACGCGCGGCAGGATGAACTTGAACTGGTCCTGGATACCGACCCGCGCAAGGTCAGCCGTGCGGGACTAACACAAGCGCGGGCGGCGGGTTCCACGCTGCCGGACATGGAAGGGGATTCCGATGAAACCTGAACAACAGAACCAAGAGCGCAAGGCGGTGGCAAGTCACGACCTGCCGATGCAGACACGGCTGGCCGGGGTTGCGCCGGCGACCCTGAACGCGGAAGGCCGCACGGTCGACCTGGTCTGGTCCACCGGCGCGGGCGTGCGGCGGTATGACTATTGGCGCGACCGCTACTATGTCGAGGAACTGTCTCTGGACCCGGCGCATGTGGACATGTCGCGACTGAATGCCGGCGCACCGTTGCTGAACACCCACGGGCGCTATGACCTTTCCGATGTGATCGGGGTTGTCGAAACGGCGAGCCTGGAGAACGGCGAAGGGCGGGCGACCGTTCGCTTCTCCGATCGTGAGGATGTCGAGCCGATCTTCAAGGATGTGCGGAACGGCATTATCCGAAACGTGTCGGTCGGCTATTCGGTGCGGAAGTACGAAATCGTCGAGGAAGAGGGCAAGGACCCGATCTATCGGGCGGTGGATTGGCAACCTATGGAAATCTCTATGGTGCCGATCGGGGCGGATGCGAATGCAGGGACGCGATCCGCCGAAACCGGCAGCAATCCCTGTGAATATGTCAACCGGGCAACCGCCCACAGCAACGAGGACACCATGGACAAGAACGACAATCGCAAGTCCGGGGCGGGCGCTGAGTCCGGCCAGGAACAGGCCACCACCACGGCGGTGCGGTCGGAACAGCCGGCACCTGCAGCGCCGGCGACCGATGACAAGGCGGCGCGGGATGCTGCCGTCGCGGCGGCGCGGCAGAACGATGCCGAGATCCGCAAGGCGGTGCGCAATATGGGTTTCGAAGAGAGCGTCGCGGATGAAATGATTTCGCGGGGCATCAATGTCGGGGTCGCCCGTCAGGAACTGATCGACATGCACGCGGAACGCGGGGCGGCGTCCAATGCCATCCGTGGGCAGGCGGCGACCCAGGTGGGCGAGTCCAATGAAGACCCGGCCATCATGGTGCCGCGCATGGCCGAAGCGGTCGCGGCCCGTTTCAACGGCCTGCAGCCCGCCGAGGAATGCCGCCAGTATATGGGGTCGACCATGGCGGGGCTGGCCGATGACCTGTTGACCGCGCGGGGGATTGACACCCGCCGCATGCGGGCCGGCCAGATCATTGAGCGCGCGATGACCACCAGCGATTTCCCGATGTTGCTGGAATCCACGGCCATCCGCATCCTGCTGCCGGCCTATGAGGCGGCCCCCATCACGTTCCACCGGATCGCCAAGCGCATGAGTGCGTCGGATTTCCGTACGCGGAATGTGGTGCGCAATGGCGACTTTCCCGAAATGAAGCCGCTGAACGAACACGGGGAACTGGTCTCCGGGTCGCTGACGGAGAGTTCCGAAAGCTTCAAGCTGAAAACGGTCGGTCGTCGCATCGCCCTGTCACGTGAGGCTCTGATCAATGACGATCTGGGGGCCTTCGCGGATATGGCGACGGGGGCCGGCCAGGCGGCGGCGCGCTATGAGAATGCGGAAGGCTGGAACGTGTTCCTGAACGGCAAGTTGTCGTCGGACGGCAAGGCGCAGTTCCATGTGGACCACTCGAACTTGGCCGGATCGTCGGGGGCGATTTCCGCAACGACGGTCGGTGCGGGCAAGACGGGCATTCGTAAGCAGAAGAATAAAGACGGCAACCGCCTGAACTATGCGCCGTCGTTCCTGCTTGGCCCGGCGGAACTGGAAACCACCATCGAACAGTACCTGGCCAATGTGGTCGTGCCGACGAAGTCTGCGGACGTGGTGCCGGCCAGCCACAAGCAGCTGGAGCCGCTGATCGAGCCCATTCTGGGCGATGACAGCGCTTCGGCCTGGTATCTGATGGTCGACCCGATGATGCTGGCAAACATCGTCTATGCCTATCTGGAGGGTGCGGAAGGGCCGCAGATCCATTCCCGCGAAACGTCCAAGGTCATGGGCATGGAATGGGATGTCTATCTGGACTTCGCGGCGGCCCTGGTGGACTTCCGGGGCGGCTGGAAAAACCCGTAAGGCTGACCATCGGCCACGCGGCCCTGTAAGAACTGAAACCGACGAATGGCCCGCCACCTGGCGGGCCTTCGTCTTAGAAAGAGAGGTAAGCGGTAATGAAAAATCACGTTCAGAACGGCGCGATGATGACCTTCACGAATGGCACCGGCGGCGATATCGCGTCCGGCGCGGCGGTTGTCATCGGCCAGCAGATCGGTGTGGCTGCGGTCGCTATCGCGGATACCGAAACCGGCGAGGTCGCCATGGAAGGCGTGTTCGAACTGCCGAAGGTTTCGGCGGCGGTGATCGGTCAGGGCGAAAGCGTCATTTGGGATGCGTCTGCGGGCGCGTTCGATGACAACCAGGCCACGCCCGCCACGGGCGATGTGTCCGGGGCCTGCACCGCGTGGGAAGCCGCCGGCAACGGTGTGACCACCGTCAAGGTGAAGCTGAACACCGGCGTCGGGACCGTGGCCTGATCGGGTAACGGAATGGGGGTGCGGGCGGGGAACCCTGAACGGGGCCTCGCCCGTTTCTTTGGAGGTTTGCACAATGGCATTTTCCGCGATGTTCGACGCGTTGTTCCGAGATCCGAACATCGCGCAAAATGCCGTCTACACCCCGCAGGGCGGGGAAGGTGTCGCGGTTCGGGTCGTGCAGCGGGCACCCGATATCACGGTCGATGCGCTTGGCGTTTCCGTGCATCGGGAAACCGGCGCATTTGAAATCCGGGTTTCCGAAGTCGCGCAGCCGGTGCGCGGAGACACGATCGTTACCGGCGGGCGCACCTTCACGGTGCAGGGTGCGCCCGTGCTGGACGATACGCGGCTGGTGTGGGTTCTGGAGGCCCGCCCGTCGTGAGGTTGGCGGCGGCGCTGCAGGGCGATCTGCGCAAGGTCATGTCGTCAGAGTGGAAGACGGCAGGCCGTGCCATCCGGGCCGGGCTGCGGGAAGCCGGCAAGGGATTGCAGGCTGATCTGCGGCGGGATGCCGAATCCGCGGGGCTGCCCCATCTGGGGAAAGTCTGGCGGGTGCGGGTCTATCGCGGCAAGCGCGGGCCGGCGGAATCGGCGGCACTGGTCTATCCGAAAGGTGGGGACCGGACGCGCGGGGCGCTATGGGCCTTCGAGAATGGCGCGACCATCCGCGCCGAACAGGGCCGCTATATGCTGATCCCGACGCAGTTCAACCGGAAGTCCGGGCGGCGCGGCGGTCGGGTGCTGTTCGAACCAAGCGAGTTGCAAGGGTCCTTCGTGCGGCGCAGCCGGGACGGCACGCTGCTGCTGTTTGCGCGGGTGTCGCATGCGCAGTCGCTGGTGCGCGGCAAGGTGCGGGACCGGGCCTATGTGAACGATCGCATGGTCGGCAGCGGGCGGGTGAAGCGTACCCGCGAGATTCTGGAAAAGGGCGCGGTGCCCATGTTCGTGCTGGTCCCGCAGATCCGCGTTCGCAAGCGCCTGGATATCGCGGGGATGCGCCGAAGATGGGAAGGCCGCACGGCGGAACTGATCGTCAAGCACTGGAGAAACGCAAGTGGCCGATAGCAAGCGAGAGGCGGCGTTGAAGGCGCTGTTGTCGGTTCTGGCTGGGATTTCCGGTCCGACCGTGGAGCGCAATACGCTGGAGGCGCAGAAGCTTCCGGCGGGTGGCCTGATCGTGTTGCGCGACGGCGATCCGGGCGAACCGGACGTTACGCTTTCGCCCCCAAGCTATCTGTTCCAGCACCGCGCGGAAATCGTGGTCCAGGTGTCCGGCGGCACGGCGGCCATTCGCGACGCGGCCATGGACGCGGTGCTGCAGCAGATCGGCGCGGCGGTCGGGGCGGATGACACCCTGGGGGGCGCGGTCGAAATGGCGACCCTGGAACCGCCCGAATATCTGGGGGAACCCGTGGAAGGCGGAGAAGGCATCAAGGCGGCGGAGTTGGGTGTCGTCCTGGAGTATGAGGCGGCAACGCCTTTGGGTTGATCGGCGCGGCCCGTGCTTTGCGGGTCGGAAGAGGAGGCAGACATGGCAAAAACTCGTTCTTACGGTTCCGACGCGCAGCTGCTGGCGGCGTTCGAATCCACCTATGGCACGGCCCCGGACGGGTCCGGCGGCGGCGTCTACACCAAGCTTTCATTCAAGGAGCATGCGCTGGGTGGCGACAAGCCGCTGGGCTATGACCCGCTACTGGGTCAGGGCCGCGATGCACAGGACCCGTTCTATGAGGCGTTGACGGTGGACGGCGAAATCGTCGTGCCGTTGGACCTGCGCGCGATCGGGTTCTGGCTGAAAGGTCTGTTCGGGGACCCGGACACCACGGACAATCTGGACGGCACATACGACCATGTGTTCACCAGCGGCGGGGATCTGCCTTCTCTGGCCCTGCAGGTCGGTCATACCAAGCTGACGACGCAGAAGCATTTCCTGCATGCCGGCTGCAAGCTGGAATCGGTCGGGTTCGATATGGCCCGGACCGGCCCGGCGAACGCCACAATCGCGGTGGTGGCGCAGGGCGAAACGTCCGGCGCGACGGCGGCGGATGGCACGCCGCTGACCTATGCGTTGAAACGGTTCAGCCAGGGGCGCGGCCAGATCAAGGTCGGTGGGTCGCAGCTGGCCAATGTCACCGGCGGGCGGTTCAGTTTTTCGAACAACCTGGACCGTGTGGAGACGATCCGGTCGGACGGGCTGATCGATGGGGCGGACGAAACGGAGGCGACGGCGGAAGGGTCGGTCGAGGTCCGGTTCTCCACCGACACCACCCTGGCGGCGGCGATCGATGCGGAAACCCCGGTCGCCATGGAATACGGCTATTCGCTGCCTGGTGCGGAAGGCTATGGCCTTACGATCGCACTGCCGCGTGTCTTCCTGCCCCGCAAGAAAAACGAAATCCGGGGGCCGGGCGGCGTCCAGGTGACCTATGACTGGCGGGCGGCCAAGGATGCCAGCGCGGGGCATTTGTGCGAAATCACGCTGGTCAACGATGTGGAGTCCTACTGAGGGGGCAGCAATCCCGTTTGATAACCGTTCGGGCGTATCAGCCCCTTGCTGATAGCCACGGCGACACTGTGGGTCTTGTTTCGGGTGCCGAGCTTCTGCTGGATGTTCTGCAGGTGCTTTTCAATCGTGTATTTGGACGCGCCAAGATGCAGGGCGATCTGCTTTGCATCGCGGCCCGTCGCGCACGCAGTCAGGACCTGCTGTTCGCGCGGGGTCAGCATTTCCGGGCTGATATCCTGGTAAACGGAACTGACGGCCCATTCCTGCAGCTGCCGGGCAAGGGCGACCAGCAAGTGTTCGCGCAGCGACCAGAAGGCGGAGAAGTCGGCAACGTCGCGGCGGGTCAGAACCGAAAGGGTGCAGAACGTACCCGCCGGTCCGTGCAGCGGAATGGCCGCGCCGTTCGTGTAGCCGAATTCCCTGGCCTTCTGGATAAGGGCCTGCCGTGCGGCGGGAAGATCCTGCCAGTGGCGGGACACTTCAATCATGGTCCAGGTTACGGGCGTAATGCGGCGCGCCGCCTCCAGCATGACCGGGTCGACGTGAATCCATCCGTTGGCGTCATAGATCTGCAACCAGGCCTCATCCAGGACGGCAAAGGACAGGTGCCCGGACAGGTCGGGGTTGATCCCCACCGGCAGGGTGTGAACCAGAAAGGAAAATTCATCGAACCCAAGCGCGCGGATCGCGTCGCGGGTCGTCCGGTGAACATCGGCGGTGGATGTCATATCCAGCCGGGTCGATGGTGGTGGCTGTGTGCTCATAGGTCCTGCGTAAGGTCGATGGTCATCTTCTGGTATAGGGTGCCGTTATAGGTTTCGTATTCGTCCTGAAACACGGCACCGCGTCGCTGCCAGAACTTCATAAGGGACCGGTCGGCCACATAACCGATGACGGTTGTGCACCCTTTCTCCTTCGTCACCTTCCTGGCCAGGTCCGTCAGATCGAACAGCAACCGGATGCTGCCGCGCACGCTGGGGGTAATAGCCAGGCGTTCCCAGACCATGTCGCCCCCGCCTATCCATCGCAGCCGCATGGTAGCGATCGGAACATCGCGGGGCAGCAAGGCCAGAAGGTGGCAGCAGAAGTGCAGGTCCAGGCCGTCGAATTCTTCGTCGTAGGGTTCGCCACGGCTGAGAAAGGCGGCCCCGCGCACGCGGGTGACGTGGAACAGGTCGTCCATGCTGGAGGCGACGCGGAAGGTAATGTCGGTCACGGGGGATGCAGCGCCGGCTGGTTGGTAAGGGCATGATTATTCCTATGCGTGTATCGGTTTGGGATACCGAAAATTACGTACTTGTTCCATTGAATTTATAGATTTCCGGGAATGGGTAAATATTGCGCACCCATTTGGTGCAGGTGTTCGAACAGGTACCCATCCCGATAAGGGGCGGGTTTTGTGGAGGGTGAGGCCCAAAAATGCTGAAACTTGTGTTGCCGAAAGAGCCGTACTGGCTGGAACTGTCGCACGGCGTCCGGCTTATGGTGCGCCCGTTGACCACGGCTGTTTATGAAAGCGCGCGCCGGAAATCGACCCGTCTGGTTGCGGACCTTCTGCGCGACCATGCGGAGATCGAACTGGCCGGCGGGTCCGTCGAGGGGCTGCCGGACCTGAACGATACCGATGCCGTCGAAGGGGTGTCGCAATATCTCTTCGCGCAGGCCCTGGCCATGGCCGGTATCGTCAAGTGGGAAGGCGTTGGAGACGAAGACGGTAAGCCGGTGGACGTGTCGCCGGAAACCGTTGCGCGGGTCATGGAAGTGCCGCGCCTGGCCGAGGAATTCCTGGTCGAATACACCCGCCCGCACGAGGCGATGGTTTCGGAGGGAAACGCCTCACGGCCCTTGCCGAATGGCACTATGGCGGGGGGCCGGAATACTGCGAAGGGTGCCGGAAAGAGGGCCTCGCCTGCGCCGAAGGGGCCAGGATCGAAGGGGCGGGGGTCTGCGGGCCGCAAGACGGCCTAGAACCGGAAGGGCGGGGGCGGCGGTGCCCCTATTTCGAACATCACCCGGAAACGCAGGAAGGCGGCGAAGCCTGGGACCTGGCCCGGAAGGCGTCGCGTCAGTTGCGTTTTGCAGGCATGGGCGGTGTGGCCGGTCTGGATATGGGGGTCGCGATGACCATGGCGGATGCGCTGGGCTATGACCGGCGGGCCATGGTGCTGTTGCTGCCCTATGTGGAGCGTGGCCTGGTGAAGGCGTTGGAAAGGAACGACGGCAATGGCGTCACGGACTGATAGGGACATTGCAATCCGCCTGTCGCTGCGGGACGAAGAGGCGACGCGGCGGAAGCTGGTCCAGTTGGGTGACGATGGACAGAAGGCGCTGGCCAAAATCGAACGGCAGGCCGGCCCGGCGTCCAAGGGGCTGCTGGCCGTCAATGCCGTGGCGGGCGAACTGCGCGGTGGCATGGCTGCGGCGGCGGGCCGTCTTGGGGCCTTCGGTGCGGCGCTGGGTGCCTTGGGGCCGGCAGGGCTGGCCGTGGCGGCGTCCATCGCGGTGGTGGTTACGGCTTTCGGTGGACTGGTGCGGGCGTCTGCACGGGCGGCGGCGGAACTGGCCACCATCAAGGACGAAGCGCAACAGGCCGGCACGCTGGTGGAAACATACCAGGCGATGCGCTATGCGGCGGAGGAGTATTCGGTTTCGCAGTCCGCGCTGACCGATGGCTTGAAAGAGTTGAACCTGCGCGCCGATGAATTCGTGGTGACGGGTGGCGGATCTGCGGCGGAGGCTTTCAGGCGGCTGGGCTTCACCCAGGACGAACTGAACGCCAAGCTTGGCGATACCGGGTCGCTGTTCCTGGAGGTTGTCCGGCGCATGCAGTCGCTGGAATCCGAAGCGGCCCGCATCCGCGTGGCCGATGAAATCTTCGGCGGTACCGGTGGCGAGCAGTTTGTCCGGATGGTGGCGGCGGGGGAAGTTGCCATCCAGAACCTAATGCGGCAGGCGCGCGACCTGGGGTATGTCCTGGATGAAAGCCTGATCGAACGGGCGGACGAAACGCGCGATCGGCTGACCCAGCTGCAGCGCCTGATCGACCTGCAATTGAACAGCGCCTTTGTGGACCTGGCACCGGTCGTGCTGGAACTGGCATCGGCCTTTGCGGAGGTTGCCAAGTGGGTCGCGGAAACGGTGGACAGTTTCCGCGACCTTGACGAACGCAGCACGCGCGGCCTGGAAAAAATGCTGGTCGAGAACCGCAAGAACGCGGCGGAACTGGAATCCGAGATTGCCGGATTGCAGGCCCGGATCGAGGAAACGGCGCGGGTCGCGGGAAATCCCGCCCTGGCCGCCAGTTCCACGGCCAGCATGCGCAAGGAACTGCAGCAGCTGCGGGCGGATTACGAACTGGTCCTGGCCGGCATCGTGGATGTGGAATCCCGCATCAATTCCCGGCAGACCGTGAAAACGCAACCCGGTACGCCCCCACCGGCGCGCCGCGACCTGAAGGCGGAGGAAGAGGCGGAGCGTGCCCGCAAGAAAGTGGCCGAAGCCATTGCCGACCTGGAATTCGAAATGTCCCAGATCGGCAATTCCGATTTCGACCAGAAGGTCGCGCAGAAGCTGCGGTCGCTGGGTCTGGAGATCGAATTCTTTGGCGACGATATTGTCGGGTTCAGCGATGAACGGGCGGCCAAGATCTATGAACTTATGCGGCAGATCGACCAGGCGGCGGAGGGCGAACAGCGCCTGACCGAAGCGCAGAAGGCGGGCGCGGCGATGACCGAACGGTTGCGAACTGCCGAAGAGGAAAGGGCGGAAAGCCTGGCCCAAGTGCAGCGCTTGCTGGATGCCGGTACGATTTCGGAGGAAATCGCCACCCGTCGTCGCGCGGAAATTCAGAAAGAGTTTACCGACACGATCGAACAGGAAGAGGACCGCAGGCTGCGCGCCTCCACCGACGCGGCGGACGGCATCATGCGGGCGCTGCAGGATATCCAGAAGGCGTCGACCGATACGGCGCGGCAGTGGGAAGACGATATCCACAGTATGAACCGGTCGGCCCGAAATGCCTTCGTGGATATCACCACGGGCGCGAAGACTATGGCAGAAGGCCTGGCGGATATCTTCACAGATCTGCAGCGCCGCCTGGCCGGCCAGATCTATGACCGGGCGGTCGGGTCCATCCTGGACGGCTTCGTGTCCGGTCTGTTTTCAGGTGGCGCGGCTTCCAGCGGGTCTTACACGACCACGTCTGTGGGCACGTTGCATAGCGGCGGTGTGGTAGGGCGGGATTCCGGGCCGCGCAAATCGGTGCCGGCCAGCCTGTTCGCGACCGCGCCGCGTTATCATGGCGGGGGCGTGGTCGGTCTGGAACCGGACGAAGAGCCGATCGTGGCAAAGCGCGGGGAGGTGGTGGGTTGGCCAAACCAGATGCGTGCCGCTTTTGGTAGTCCGCCGGTTTCGGTCCAGGTCATCGACCAGCGGGCGAACGGCCAGCAGGCGCAGGTCACCAGCGAACGCGGCCCGGACGGGCGGCAGATGATCCGTATCATGATCCGCGATGAAGTGCGGGAAGGCATTGCGCAAGGCAGTTTCGACGGGGCCTTCGCGTCCGCGTTCGGGGTGTCGCGGCGGGGGGCACGATAATGGCGAATGCGGAATGGCCGGCATCCCTGCCGCAGGGCGTCACGGTCAGCGGCTATGACGAAACCCCACCCGATGGTGTGCTGCGGACACAAATGGATGTCGGCCCGGACAAGACGCGCCCGCGCAACACGGCGGAGGTTCGCAAGTTCACCCTGCGCACCCCGCCGCTGACCCAGGCGCAACTGGAAACTCTGGACACCTTTTTCGTGACCACGCTGGCCCGTGGGGCGTTGCCCTTCGATTGGGTCCACCCCAGGACCGGCGCGGAGGCGACCTTCATGTTCAAGGCCCCGCCGCGCTATCAGGCATCGTCGCGCGGTTCGCGCTGGGCGGCGATCATGCAGGTGGAGTTGCAACCGTGAGCCGGACCGTAAGCGCTGCCGCCCGCCAGGCCGTCAATGCGCAGAACACGGACGAGGTGTTCCTGCTGCTGCTGTCGCTGGACCATGACGAACTGGCCGAACCGGTGCGGGTGGTGAACAACACGGAAAACATCACCAGCCGGGGCAACCTGTTTGTGGCCTATCCGTTCGAGGTGAACCTGCCGGACGAAGACCCGGACCAGTTGGCCCGCGTGCAGCTGCGTATCGATAATGTGGACCGCGTCATCATTGATTCGCTGCGGGCCATCACGGACCCGGTAACCGTGTCGCTGGAGGTCATCATGGCTTCATCCCCGGATACGGTGGAGGCCGGGCCGTTCAGCATGTCGCTGGTGTCCGCCAGTTACGATACCTTACTCGTCACGGGCGACCTGGTGTTCGAGGACGTGCTGAATGAGCCGTTTCCGGGCGGAACCTACATTCCGTCCGACTATCCCGGACTTTTCTAAAGAGGTCGACCATGGCTGGCGTGACGCCTCCACCGGCTTGGGTGGCGGATTATATCGGGCTGCCCTTTGCGGATAATGGCCGGACGCGCGATGGCGTCGATTGCTTCGGACTGCTGCGCCTGGTGCTGTCGGAACGGTTCGGCATTCACCTGCCTGCCTTTGCCGGTGCGGTGGTTTCGACGGAAGACGCGGCGGAAATAGCCCGGATCATTCGCGGGGAAATGCAGCCGTGGGCGGAGATCCCGAAAGGGCACGCGCGGGCCGGGGATGTGGTCCTTATGCGGCTGCGCAATCAACCGTGCCATGTCGGGCTGGTCGTGTCCCCCGTCCGGTCCGGTGCCTGGATGCTGCATGCGGAGGTCGGCACGGATAGCTGCCTGGACAGTTACGACGGTGCGCGGTGGCGCGGTCGCGTCATCGGGATTTTTCGGTACAAGGGGGTCGGGGAATGAGCGTTCCGGCATTGCGCGACGGGGCATCGGATCTGCGGGTCATCGCCTGCGCCAATCCGTTCAGCAGCGACCGCAAGGATATCCACCTGCCGGCGGGTGGTACGATCCTGGACATGGTGCGCGCCGGCGGCATCGCGCCGGGAATGGATTCCCACGTGGTGGTGTGGATCTGCGATGCGGCGATGAAACACGACCCGGTGTTCATCCCCCGCGAGAATTGGTCGGTGGTGCGCCCGAAACCAGGCACGGTCGTGACGGTCAAGACGGTGCCGGCGGGCGGTGGTGGCGGTGGTGGTGGTAAGAACCCGCTGCGCATCGTGCTGACGATCGCCATTATGATTGCGGCCATCTATACCGGCGGCCTGGCTGCGGGGGCGTTGGGCTTCCAGGCCGGCACGATTGGCTATGCCGTCACGTCGGCAGCGGTCGGGTTCGCGGTGTCCACCGTGGGCAGTCTGATCGTGAACGCCATTGCCCCGCCGCCGAAGGCCCGCATCGGTGAATTGGGTGGGGCGCAGGCGGCCAGCCTATCCCGGTCCAGCCCCACCCTGTCGATTACCGGGACCCAGAACCGGGCGAACCGGTTCGGGGTCGTGCCGCGCCTTTATGGCAGGCACCGGATTTACCCGTTGCTGGCGGCGCATCCCTATTCGGAAACGGAAGGCGACCACCAGTATTACCGAATGCTGTTCGATTTCGGATATGGCCCGCTGCGCCTGTCTGACATGCGCATCGGCACGGTACCGCTGGACCATTACGAAGGGGTCGAAGTCGAGATCCGCCAAGGCTACAGCACCGATGCGGCGGTGTCGCTGTACTCCAATACGATCCGCGAAGACCAGTACAGTCTGAAAGTCACCAATTGGGGCGGCACCCAGGTGCTGGAGACGCGCAGCGATGCGGACGAATTCCTGATTGATGTGGCGTTTCAAGGCCTGGTGCGTTTCGATTCCGGCGGGTCGCGGCAAAGTCGCACGGTAAAACTGCGCGTCGAATACCGGCTTGCCGGGACCAGCGATCCGCTGACGGAACACGGCGTCTTTGAATATACCGAAGCAACCGAGCAGCTGGTGCGGCGGGGCATCCGCATCGTGCCGCCGTCGCGGGGGCGTTATGCCGTCTATTTCACCCGTCTGTCGCCGGACAATGTGGAATGGACCAAGGGCCAGTTCGATGCGGCGGCTTACTGGAACGCAAATCCCGACGTGGCGGCGGATGTCTATTACGGGTACGGCGGCGAAGGCTATTCGCCGGAAGACCCGAAAGCCGGTTATGAGGGGCGGGCCTGGGAACATTGGGTCAATCATGGCGAAAAGGAAGGGCGCAGTTTTACCGCCCTGAACGGCGCGGTGCCCGATGGTGGCGACGCGTCCGTGCGGGACGACTGCTTTATCGCCGCGCTGCGGACCGTCACCCATGTGCAGCCCATGGCGGTGTCCGGGCGCTGCCTGGTTGCCCTGCGAATTCGCGCAACGGACCAGCTGACAGGAGTGGTCGACCAGTTTTCCGCGATCGGGGAGGCGCTGCTGCCGGTTTGGGACGGCAACCAATGGACGGAACAGGCGACGCGGCATCCGGCTTGGGCCTATGTCGATGTGCTGCGCGGTGCGGCCAACAAGCGCGCGGTGGCGGACTCGCGCCTGGACCTGGCCGCCTTCATGGAATGGGCGGCCAGCGACCCGGACCGCACTTTCGATGCGGTGATTGATTACCCGACCACCGTCTATGAACTTCTGTCCGATATAGCAGCGGCGGGGCGGGCGCGCTTCGGGATGCGGGACGGCAAGTTTTCCATCGTTCGGGATGTGCCTCAGACCGTTCCGGTTCAGCATTTCACCCCGCGCAATTCCTTCGGCTTCAAGGGGCAGCGCACATTTCTGAAAGCGGCGCACGGGCTGAAATGCCGGTTTATCAACCCGGACCGGGATTGGGCACCGGACGAACGGATCGTCTACGACGACGGCTATACCGAACAGACCGCAACGCAGTTTGAAAGCCTGGAAATGTTCGGCTGCACCGATGCGGACCAGGTGTGGCGGGATGGCCGCTATCACATGGCCTGTGCCCGTCTGCGCTTGGAGACTTACGAACTGTCCTGCGATATCGACCACCTGGTCTGCACGGCTGGTGATCTGGTGCGGGTTGCCCATGATGTGCCGCGCTGGGGTACGTCCTGGGCACGGGTTAAAAAACTGACCGCAGGCGCTGGTGATACCGTGGCGGGTGTGGTCCTGGACAACCCCGTGACGATGGAGGCCGGCAAGTCCTATGCGGTGCGATTCCGGCATGCGTCGGGACTGGATACCGCCAGGACCGTGCAAACGGCGGCAGGTGAAACCAAGGCTCTGACCTTTACCGATCCGGTAGCGGCGGAGGACGCGCCGGCACCGGGCGACCTGGCCATGTTCGGCCTGGTGGGTAAGGAAACGGTCGACCTGATCGTGAAAAGCATTCGCCATTCCGGGGACCTGCGGGCGACGCTGACTCTGCTGGATGCGGCCCCGGCGGTTCATATGGCTGATTCCGGGTCAATCCCTGTTCACGATCCGCAGGTTACCCCGGACCCGACAACCGCAGCGCCGGGCAGGGTCGGGTTCCTGACCCTTTCCGAGATTGTGCGCTTTCCGTCCGGCATGGCGGTGTCCGATGTGGTCGCGCAATGGCAGCCGCATGGCGGCGACTTCCCCGGCGGGTATGAGGTCTATGTCAAGGACCAGGGGCGCTGGCGACTAAAGGACGTGACCATGGCACAATCGGCCACGGTTGCGACCGGCAGGGCGCGCGGGGAAACGGTGGAGGTTGCGGTCCTGGCGGTGGGCACGTCTGGCCGCAAGCTGCCCTTGTCCGATGCCTCCACGGCGGTGCTGGTCACGAAGGGCGATACGATCGCGCCGGCGGCCCCGGTGGATCTGTTTGTCGAAGAAACGGCGGACCGCAAGCGGCGGTTCTGGTGGACGAATGCCGGCGGCGAACAGGACGCGGCGGGCGTGCGGCTGCGGGCCAACCTGGGCACCAGCCGCGACTGGCCGCACGCGATTCCGTTGCATACCGGGTTGCTGGGGGCGGCCCCGTTCGAAACCGACGCCTTGCGTTATGGCACATGGACGATTCTGGCCAAGACGGTGGACACGTCCGGCAATGAATCGACCGACTCGGCGGTGGCGGTGGTCGGTCTGGGGGATGCCCTGGTCCAGAACCTGGTGCAGGAAATCGATTATCGGGCGTTGCCCTGGACCGGTCAGATTGTGAACGGTGCGATCGATGGCGATGGCGCGCTGTTGGCCGCCGATAGTGGCGACCTGCAATGGTCGGTCGACGGCACGGCGATGTGGGGCAACGCGGCGGTGGCGATGTGGGGGGCGGCGTCCGGTGCGATGTTCTCAGGCGATGCGCAGCCCGTCTATTCCTCCGACGTGGCGGATATGTGGACGGCGGTCTTCCCGGAAATGTCCTATCTGGACTCCTTCACGCCCGAAGCATCCGGCCTGTTTTACATGGATGCCGGCGGCCAGGGTAATCTGCAAATCTATTACCGGCGGGCCTTCCCGGAAATCATGTTCCCGGAGGTAGCGGGCGCGATGTGGGGCACCGTGACCGATGCCATGTGGCAGGAGAATCTGTCCTTCGTGCCCTACACGACGCGGGTGCAGGCCTTCCCCGAACCGTACGAAATCAAGGCGGTGGTCGGGTCCGGCAAGACGCAGGGGCGTATCGACACACTCAAGGCCGTGGTGGACGCGCCCGACGAATTCGAACGGTTCAATGATCTGGAAGTCCCGATCGGTGGCATTCGTCTGCCGATCGCGCGGCCCTGGGTCAAAATCAAGAACGTGTCCGTGACGCTCCAGGACGATGGCGGCAGCGCCGAAACCGTCAAGGGAATGGACAAGAACGCGGCGCTGGGGCCGCTGATCAAGTGTTTCCGGCAATCCGGCGGGTCTCTTGTGGAAGCCGCCGGCACGATCGACGCCACCATTCAAGGCTACCTTTAGGAGATTCCGACCATGACCGACCTGCCGCTTAAATCACAACTGACCGGCAATGTGACGCAAGGCCAATACAAGACGGCCATGGACCAGCTGGTCGATGCGCTGACCGAACGTCTGGTCAGCGGTATTACGCCCATTCTGGCCAATGTGATCAATGAGGCCACGGCGAATGCCGGCGTTACGATCGATGGTTTGCTGGTGAAGGACGGCGAAATCCAGCTGGATCTTGGCGGTGGCAAAACAGTGAAGCTGCTGAACATGACGGCGGCGGATTACGGCAAGGCGTTACAGGTGAACGCGGCGGGCACGGCGCTGGCCGCGATCGGGCCGGGCCAAGGGTTCCGCAACCGCGTCATCAATGGCGATTTCCGGGTCGCGCAGCGGGCCACGTCCTTCATCAATGCGAACGGCTACACCCTGGACCGGTTCTTTATGAACCGGGGCGGTGGTGCGGGCGGACTGACGGTAAGCCGGGTGACGGATGCGCCGCCCGGATTTGGCTACGCCATGAAGGCGCAGCGCGTGCCTGGTGATACCGATGCGGTGTCTGGTGGGGCACTTTATTACACGTTGGAAAGCGCCGATTGCCGGCACCTTGCGGGCAAGGTGGTGACCTTATCATTCTGGGCAAAGAAGGGGGCGAACTATTCCGGCGGTAACCTGTCTGTCAATGTGACCAGCGGCACCGGCGTTGATGAAAAGGTCTATCTGTTCACCGGTGCCAGCAATTTCGTATCGACTAGCCAGGCGCTGACCACGTCTTGGGCACGCTATACCTTCACAGGCACGATGCCATCGAACGCCACGGAATTGGGTTTCAAGATGAGTTGGGTTCCGACCGGAACGGCGGGGACGGACGATAGCGTTTACCTGACTGGTTTTCAGCTGGAGGAAGGCCCGAACGCGACGCCATTCGAGGTCCGGCCATTGGCGGCGGAAGTGGCTTTATGTCAGCGATACTTTGCGGTCGTAGGTGCTGGCACAATGGGCACGGCTTACACCACATCGGCTATTGCGTTCGGTGTGCGCTGGCCGGTTCCGATGCGGGCTGGCCCAACTGTATCCCTTCGGACTACTGCGCCCTCGATCTATCAGCAATCTAACGGCAGCCAATCTGGATCTGGTTCAAGCTTGAGCGCGTCTGGCGGCGCGGCGGGTGTTTTGGGGGGACACTACAGTCTGAATGGCTTCACCGGATTGATAGCCCTGGATGGGCGTGCCGTCACTTTAATGGCCGACCTTCTAAACGTAGATGCGGAGATTTGAGAATGACCGAAATCACCAACCCGAAATGGGCCGACCAAGCATGCACGATGGTCGCCGCTGATATCGATGGGGTGCCAGCCCTAATTTCAGCGGACGCGGCGAATGCCATGTATGCCGCAATCCTGCGAGAGGAAATCGACATTGCCGCCTATGAACCACCGGCACCGACCGGGGAGGATGTGATCGCGGAAAGAAACCGCCGCCTGGCCGGCGGGTTCGATTTCGATTTCGGGGATGAGCGCGGCGTGCATCGGATCGGCACCACCGTCGCGGACCTGGCTGGCTGGTCGGAGGTCACGGACTATGCCCGCGCCCTGGCCGCTTCCGGCGACACGGAAACGACCATCGGTGTCGTGACCGATACCGGGCCTTGTGAGGTCACGGCGGCGGAGTGGGAGTCCGTTCTGCTGGCTGCTGCGGCGTTCCGGCAGCCGATCTGGGCCGCATCCTTCGCCCTGGCCGCTGCGGACCCGATCCCGGCGGACTATGCCGACGACGGGCATTGGCCCGCCTGATCCTGGCGACACCATCCAGCGGCCATTTAACGGGCCGCGTTTGACGCTTCACCGCCCGATGGGCGGTTTTTTCATGCCTGGAGGGGCGGCACATGAAAGGTGTATGGGAAAGCCTGCCGGAATACTGGCAGCAAATTGTTGCGTCGGGAATCGCCACCATCGCCATGACGTCAATGGGGCGTTTGATGTGGCATGTCCGGGAGGTTCAGCTTCGCCGGCGGCGGTTCTTCTCCCCGCACCTGATCTGGGAAGGCATCACCGCCGTGTGCATGGGCTTCCTGGCGGATGGTGTCATCCACTATGTGGGCGTTACCGGCAAGCCGGCTTTGGCCATGGCCTTGTTCATCGCCTATCTGGGGCCGCGCGGCCTTGAGGCCATGCTGATCCGGGTCCTGGAGACCTGGGGAAAAAAGTCCGGCGGGTAGTCCTGAACAACCGAAACAGGGGAAACTGCGATGAACCTTTCGCAACACTTCACCTTGCGTGAGGCTGGCCGCAGCAATTCGGCGGCCAGGCTGGGAATCGACAACCTGCCGCCGGAGGATGTGTGGCCGGCGTTGCGCCTGGTGGCAACGGAGATCCTGGAGCCGGTCCGGGCGCATTACGGGGTGCCTATCATCTTCAATGGGGGGCTGTCCTGGTATCGTTGCCCGGCACTGAACGCTGCCGTGGGCGGTTCGCGGACAAGCCAGCACATGAAGGGGGAAGCCGTCGACCTGGAACTGCCGGGCCGGGTTTCGAACCCGGACCTGGCCGCCTGGGTGTCTGGAAACCTTCAGTTCGATCAACTCATTCTCGAATGCTGGACACCTGGGGACCCGTGGAGCGGATGGGTTCATGTGTCCCGGAAGCGTTCCGGCAATCGCGGGGAAATCCTGACCTATTCCGGCGGGGTCTATACCGCCGGACTGCCGTCTGTCTAATGGAAGGGTACCGAAATGGGCGATGTGTTGGACTTTCTCATCGATAACGGCCTGCCGCTATTGGGCGGCGTCTTGGGTGGTCCTGGCGGCGCGGCGGCCGGCAAGCTGATTGCAAAGGCGCTGGGGGCCGGATCGGATGACCCGGACGAACTAATGCAGGCCATCCAGGCCGATCCAAATGCCGTGCTGAAACTGAAAGAGATCGAAAGCAACAATTCGGTCGAACTGCAGCGGCTTCTGCTGCAGGGGGAACAGAACCGGCTGGCTGCGGAAACCGCGCGGCATGCCGAAACGAACGCCACCATGCGGAAGGAATTGGAATCCGAGGATGCCTATGTGCGGCGTGCCCGCCCGACCTTCCTGTATGTCATCGCGTTCTCGGTGGCGGTGGAGGTCGTGATTGCCCTTGTGGTCTCGATCGTCGCGCCGGAACAGATCGCGGCCCTGGGCACGCTTTACAGCGCCCTGGCGGTGCCGCAGGGCATCGCAGCCGGTTGCTGCGGCATCTACATGAAAAAGCGGTCGGACGATAAGGCGGTCCAGGCAGGGGCGGCAGCGCCGGGCGGAAGCCTGTTCGATGCGCTGAAATCCAAACTCATGCCGTCCGCAGCGCCGGGCTGA